CCCCCGGAATAATCACACCAGGAAATCGTTGACCGTTTCATTGTTCCCCCTTCCCTTGCCACTTTCCACACGCCACCCAATTCGTCGCCCAACTGGCGCTCCGCCCATGCCGGTGCGGCTCAGTCGGTAACAGCAGGCAGTACATGGACGTGGCCTGGTACTGCGCGCAGTGCCCACAACGTTGCCCCTCGGTGACGCCGTGGGAGGCGTGCATACGGGCCAGTCGCGCTGAGGTGTAGATGCGGGTCATGGTGGCTCCGGTTCGGTGGTCTCCGGTTCTGGGACCTCCGGCCATCGCACGTATCCCAGCCATTCATCACCTCGCCAGGCGGGCATCCATACGCCGGGCCGGCAGTCGGCCAGGTACCGCTCGAAATCGGGCTGGGCATCAAGTTCATGCTGCGCCCTTTCCGCCTCTTTCACCACCAGGGCCACCGAGGGGAAAAACTGGTCGCGGCTGATAATCCGCTCAGCGGCCAGCGTCACCGCCGGGGCCGTGCGCTGCTTCAACCCGGTATGATAGGCCCGCATGGTATTGGCGTTCGGCTTGAAATGCGGATAGGCCCCCAGGAGCATATCCATGATCGGGCGAAACTCATCAAGCTCCATGCGCCGCCTCCTTACGCTTCTCTTGCTCATACCAATCGTCTAACATCTCCGTGCTGGTCTTTCCAGAGACGTGCCCATTGTTGCGGTGCTCGGCAAAGGCTTTCGTGATGTAGGCCAGCACGTCTCCCGTCGGTGGCTTCGCGGACAGCTGCCACAGTATCTCCGCAAGGCGGCCAGCGCCGCCAACCGAGCGGGCAACCTTGCCGAGATAACCGTAGTCCGGCGCGGGCGGTGGGAAGCAAATGAGGTATATCTCTGTGAGGATAGCCTGCTTGTTGGGCGCAGTCCGCAGGACATCAAGCAGAAAGCGAAAAGCATCGGCCAGGTTAGGCGGCTGTGCGGGCTGGCCTGCACCCGATGTACTCATCGGGTACTTATAGCTTAATAGCCTTATAGTAATAGAGAGAGTGCAGGATTCTTCACTTCTCTCTTCACTTCTCTCTTCACTTCTCTCGCCATTTTGGGCATGTGAAGTGAAAGATATTGCACTTCTCTCATCTTGCCTCTGGGTCAGCCACTCCTCAACACTGCGCCAATTGGAAACTTGCACTTCCAGGTGATGCGGTTTCCGGCCCATTTTTATGACATATTGGTTCTGTTGGAGTGTCTGAAACCAAGACTTGATAGTGCGTGAAGTGACGCCCAAGTCCTCAGCCGCCTCTTCGTGATTGTAAGTAAGCATCCCCTCCTGTTGATGTATCCAGGCGCGCGCCAGCACCCAGCCATAGAGCCAGATCGCCATGCCCATCTGCTTGACGTGCTTGGCGTCGTAGAGGCCCTCGAAGGTTGGGAAGTACCAGCGCGAGCCGGATGAGTCAGTCATCTTCCCATCAGCAATTGAATGGCGTAGTACGCCGGATTGCTAAATCCTAGGAAAGCGGACGTGAGACAAAGCACGCCTGGAATTGTGCAGCAAATTGCCAATGACGCCCAGAGCCAACAATAACTCCAGTTGGCATTACCCCAGCGAGACTCAAAACCTGCCTTGCCAATAGTTAGTAGCAGAAACCCACCGGCAAGGGCGCACAACCAAATACCCCACGTTTGCTGGACTTGGGCGTTTATCAAAACTTGCTTGACCATCGTGTCCCACGTAGCCTGGCCCATCGGCCCCAGGCGCTCGACGAGAATGTCCAGGATCTTCGAGATGTCCGTTGGGTTCATCGTTCCTCCTTCACTCTCTCCTCGTACAGCCCGCACGCCCTATTCTGCTCGCTCCACGGCATCTTGTGGCCGCCCGGCGTGGTGAACGCTGCGCAGACCCAGTAATCCGCCGCCTCGCCGAAGTCATGGCACGAAAGCAGGTGCTGGCAGCCGGCGCACTTCTGCAACAGGTTCTCGCTGGCCCCATGGCGGCTCACCATAAGATTCGGCCCTTGCGGTTTCTCGTGTTTCATCTCCCCCTCCCCGCCCACAGCGCCACCCCACTCCAAAAGATCAGCAGTGCCATGGCCGCACGCAGTAACCAGATCACGGGGCCCCCTTGCTTGGGGGCTACGCTCCCCCCTGGCGCGGTCTCTCACCGGCTTGGCGTACTGGCATCACAGCGTCTTGTCCGGGTCGCTTCTCGTTTCCCGGCGCCTGTGCCCGGACCACGTTCCCATCCTCTCGGGGTATGGGGCACGGGCCAGAATCGAACTGGCCGGGGTTTCTGCATTACCCTACCCACACCGTGCCCTTGCCGAGCCGCCGCCAACCTTTGTCTAATCGCCGCGCACGGCCCGGCCAAACATCCTACAGTCGCTCCCTCATCTTCACGACGAACTTGATGGCCTCACCCATCACGCGGACGGCATAGTCCAGTAGATCACACTCGAGATCCAGCGCCTGGCGCTCTTTGGCCAGCTGGCGCAGCGCATCCTGTAGGCTCATATCACTCCTTTGCGATGACATCAGTGATCTTGAGACAGCTATCGCAGCGCCAGGCCACCAGGCTTCGTTTGGCGATTTGTTGGGGGTCCTCGGGGTAAGGGTCATCAAACATCGAGATCGGTATCTGCCAGGTTTCCAGGCCGCACAGGGGGCACTGGCGTCGGGTCATAGGCTCATTTAGGTCACGGTACTTTTGGATAGCCTGCGTCGACGCGCTCATGCGTACATCGCTCCTTTTGGGTTCCTCTGCGGCGTGTCACCTGGCGGCGCGTCATCCCTGGCCAGCGCTTTGACCCCCAACGCGATGGCCGCAATCTCGTTCTCCTCTGCGCCTAGCACCGTCAATTCGTCCGCGACCTCCTGTATGATCTCCTCGTTGGTGAGTCCCCGGTACCGGCGCGAATCGCGGGCGTACATGCGGGCTGCGAAATCCCGCGCATAGTCCGACATGGGGATCATCGTGGCCATAGGGGCTCCGGCTCAGTAGGGGGCGTCGCCACACCTCTCAACCCCCCTATAGGGGGGCAAGGAGGTGCGCTCTCAGCGGCTTCCGGCTCGCCTTTGGCTTTCTTGGCAGCCTTCTGCTCAACCCAGGCCGATATGCGCTCCTTCGCCGCCAGTGGGGAAAGCTGTACCTCGGAGAGATCCATCGCCCCCAGGGCGGTCAGTACATCGAGGGTCTCCAGGGCGAAATAGGCGCAGGCGCCGGTCATAAACTCCGCCCATTTGGCCTCGCCCAACTCGCCCAGAGTAACCGTGTGCTTTTCGCTGGCGGGGGCCTCGGCTGGCGCGTCGGCGTTGACTCGCTCGGCCGCGACGACCGTATCCAGGTGCGCCCGTTTCAGCGCCTCGAGCTCGAGGTCACGGATGCGCTCTAGCAAGCGGGCGTTATCGGCCTGCAGGCGCTCGATCTCCCCGCCCCCGTCCGCGATCTCATCCGCCGTGGCCATCACTTCCCCCGTGGGCCGCCGCAGCACTTCCGGGCAGAACTGGCGGATGTTGATCGAGGCCGCGCGATAGGTCAGCATGGTCTTGCGCCCCTGGCCGGCCCAGGTGGGCTTGATGCCGCTCTGCGTCTTGTGCCAGCCGGCAGCCTCGGCGTCCGCCCAGGTCACTGTCACCGTGTTGGACTGCCCATCCCGCCGCGTGATGGTGACGGTCGCCTTTTCCATGGTCTGCTCGTCAAAGATCAGCCGGTGCCCCGCCCCGCGCAGGCGAGAGACCATCAACTGAGTCATCACCCCGATCCGGCCCCTGACCACATAGAAATCGTTCACGGCCTGAAACGGCGATATGCCGAACTCGCGTCCGGCGCAGGCGCAGAGGATCACCTTTTCCGGCGTGTCCAGGCCCTCCGGCACCAGCTTGTGCTGGATCATCGCCTGCGCCCACGCGAAGATGTCCTGTTCGGGGGCCATCAGGGCCGACATTTGCCTCGTTGCGGGAAGATTCGTTGTAGTACCCATTGCGTTTTTGTTCCTTTCGTGGTACAATGACCACAGATACCTTTTCCTTCGACCCAGGGGCTCTCGATTCACCACAATCGAGAGCCCGCTCCTTACCTCTGCGTGATCACGTCGATAGTGCCCTGGGCTGTACCTTCCTCCCGCCAGTCAACGCGCCTCTCATATTGAGGGAATGTGCCGGTCTCATAGAGGGGCAGATCCCCCGATTGCTGTGGCTTTGTCTGTCCTCTCAGCGCCTTGACTTCCGCCTCCAGCGCCAGAAGCCGCTCCAGCATCCGCTGTTCCAGCTTGATGATCCGCCGCGAGAGGGTGGCCAAATCCTCCCACACCTCAGAGTCCGAAGTAGTAAACTCGTTGAACTCGCTCATTAGCAGTGCTCCCGTTTCTCGCCGGGCATTCTGCCCTCCGGCGCGTTGTACCGTTGCGTGAGCTCGGCATAGATCTCTGGCCAGCCCGCTTTGAGTTTGGCCAGGTTTTCTGAATCTGCCAGGCGCATGGCCGCCTCGATGACCGACTGGAAGCCGTACAGGTTGGCGATGATCCTGCCACAAGCATAAGTGTGCTGGCTCATCTCACCCCCAGCATGGCCATGAACAGATCCATCAGTGGCTCCGCGAAAACGCAGACCAGGCCGATGACCACCAGAATCACCATCACCAGCGCCTCATCCTTCAGCGCTCTGTGCTCCGCCGCCGTCACCGGTTCGGGGTACTGCCAGGGGCGTTCGCCGACACTGAAACGCCACGTCTTCAGTCTAGCCATGCCTCACCGCCTCCATTGCTTCGGGTACTGAAACGCATCCATCTGGTGGTTCCGCGTCGCCCGGATGATCCATTGCGCCAGTCTGATGACGACCAGCCATTTCTCTGGGATCGTACCGGCCCTCATCCAGTCCTGCTCTGCCTCCGCGATGATGCGATCCATCCGCCCCAAGGGCACCAAGACCTGATCCTCGAATGACTCTATCTCCCTCATCCTTCCCTGTGTGTAGCGAGGCATTCCCCCCGCAGCGAGTGCCACCTTTCTCACCTCCTTCCATGTCCAGATACGCCCTGATTGCGGCCACGCACGCTTCGTGCGACGGCCGGCCGTTGTCGTAGGCGTGGCCCTCCCACTCCCGTGGATAGTTGTGCCACACGCCGGATTCGTCCTGCCAGCGAACGCGCTTGCTCATGGCTTGATGATCCCCCTCTCGATCTGCCGGCGCCTGCGGGCATTCTCGCGGGCGTGGCTGTGCTCGCGTGGCTTCTCTCTGCCTCCAAGCACGGCCTTCCAGCTGCCGTCCAGTTGATGCAGCCAGTCGGCGAACCTGAGCCACTTGGGCGTCGGCGCTTTGTTGATCGTCGGGGCGCGGCGAAGGCGCACCTCGACGACATGCGGCTTGGCCAGCGAACCAGCCACCTTCTTGGCCAGGTCCTTCGCCTCGACCTCTTCCGGCTCACTCACTGTGCCATCCTCATAAACCTTTTGCATCTTGTCCGCACCCGCTTTCACCGGTTGGCTCGCTCTTGATAGCGCTTCGGAGCGCTTGATCTATCTGCGCTTCATCGTCCAAGTGCTGTTGTAGCCTGGCCGCCTGTTTGGGATTGAACCATCCCCAATGCCCGTGCCACTTCACAGGGCAAAGGCGGGGGTAGTAGTCGCACCTCACAGTGTCGGGACCGAAACTTAACTGGATCGGCCCTACCTGAAACGTGTGCCCGAATAGCCTGACGCCCGGCCCGTCGCCGCCGACTTCCCAGCCCCAGTGTGCGTAGAATCTGCTACTGCCACGGTATCGCCTCACGCGAATTGGCCACCAGAGATAAATGTCCCGCGATTGCCAATAGTGCCCACATTGCGGGCAGTGCATCACGCCCTTGTCATCCTGACCCATTCCGAGAAATGTCATGCCGGCGCCGCCTCTGGCTGCGGCTCGGCCAGCATCTCCAGGCCCCGGCGCTGCGCGGCCTCGGCAACCGCCTGCCGGATCATGTCTGATATCGTGCGCCGCTCAGTACTGGCCATGGTTTCAAGCCAGGTTCTTTCCTGGCGGGTGAGGCGGCTATAAAAAATCTCGGTCCGCCGCTCTAGATTCTTACTGGTCACTTTGCCACCCTCCTTAAGTGCATCTGTACAAACTACTAAGCCGCTCTGTAATCCTGAAGCATAGCTTCATTGTACCACCGCTTTCTGATTTTGTCAAGGGGTTCTACGTAAATATTACAGAATCACTTTGATCATTCTGTGCTAGAATGACTGTATCAATAATCAAGAAGGGATTGACATGGAAGGCTTTGGGGCCTGGCTCCAGAAACAGATGACGGACAAGGAACTTGATGTAGGTGAATTGGCCTTGAAGTTACGCCTGACGGATAGTGCAGTGTACCAGTGGCTCAAAAATGACACCCGGCCAGGGCCAGACAGCATCCGACGTCTAGCCAGGATACTGCGTATTGACCCACTGGACATCTATGCCGCACGGGACCGGGTGCGCCCGCCTAGCGCAGAGCGCGATCCCCTTATCTCTGAGATCGTCGCCGGATTGGAGATGATGGAACCCGCTGAGTTGCGCCGCTGGTGGCGGATGATTCGCGCATCCTTTGAAGAAGAGACCGAAGGTGAGGCATAGACAGCGTTCGGAGAATAGCATTGATGTTGCAGATAAGATCTGTTCTCGATTGCATGATGGAACCTCCATGCAACTTCTGCGGCGATGCTTCACCTGATTATAGCATACCTGCCGCCACTTAGCACCTGTATCTTTTACCAGGTTTCCGGCTTCCAGCGTAAAGAGGGCGTAAACTCGTCTGTTGTAGTAATAGGGCGAAACCGTCCGATGTTGGCATTAAGGAGGCGCAAACTTGGAAGTCATTCACGAGTACAAACGCTTTGGCTACTGGGTCACTCTGTATCATGATCGGATCGAGATAAAGGACGTGATCTTGCTCAGCAGCGTGGTCGGCGTCACTGTGAGTGCCCTCAGGAGGGACAGCAAGGAACTGACGCTGAGTCTCACCGACGGCAGTCAGAGGAATGTTCTGGTCTACGGAAAAGACGCCGACAAACTGCGGCAGGCGATTCTGAGGGTGATCCAGTAGCATGACCTTCCGCGCCTGCATCCTCAACTCAGTCAGCAAGCCATCCCAGGCCACCGCCGAAAAGTTCAGCCTGGAAGAGCAAAACCGGGACAACTACCTCTCCTGCCAGGCCCACAATTGGCCGGTGGTTGAAGTCATCACCATCATTCACTCCCGCGACTGTCTCTGGCTGCACGAGATCCTGCGCGACTGTCCCCCGTTCGCCCACCTGGTGAGCTTGATCGAAAGCGGCGCTATAGACCTGATCGTCGTTCGCCACTATGACCGCTTGTGGTCGAATAGCAGTCTCCAGGGCCAGATGTCTGCGCTTTGCAGGCAACACAAGGTGCAGATTTTCGCTATCCTGCAACCCAAAGAACCCATTGACCCGGCGCTGTTGCCACGCCGCCCCGGTCTGCAAGGCATCATGGAATCGCTATCCGGCGTCCTCAGAGACGAAGAGCAGAACATCCGCGTCGCCCGGCGCGCCGTGGGAATGGAAAAGCGTATCATCAAGGGCGAACACGTCTGGGGACCGACCACGGCCTACGGCTTCACCCGCCAGGACAAGGCCCTCGTAGTAGACGAATCCGAGTGGCGCTGGCTGGAAGAGATGAAGCGCTGGGTGCTGGAGGATGGGTTGGGCGCATCCGGCATCGAGGCGCGGCTGAATCGCCTGGGGGTGCCCCCGCCGGGCGCAAAACGCCAGTCCACGCCGACCCGCCATGGGCGTTGGACCCGCAAGACGATCAAGCGCATCCTCTGTAATCCGCTCTATGCCGGGATCACTCGCTGGGGCAACTTCAGCAACGACGGCCAGCATCGGGCGCTGTTCACCGCTGAGGAGCAGGCACGAGTGCTAGCCGTGGTGTCCGGCCCCAGCGCCAGGCAGGGCGTATACGATGATCGGCTCCTCTCCGGCCTGGCCCGCTGTGGCTACTGCGGCCACGCCATGAGCTACTGCCACTCATTCGGGGCCCGCTATCTGCGCTGTAGCTGGCACACCAACACCCGAGGGGCTGAGTGCCAGAACAATGGGCACGCCGCGGCGGCTGTGCATGCCTACCTGCTAGAGGCCATCTACCATGCCTCCCAGGATCGTGACGATTGGCTTGCCGCGCGCCGGGCACAGCATGACAGCGCGCAGATCCGGGAGAGGATCTCCGCCATTGAGGCGCAGATCCGGGAGCACCAGGCGGCATTTGCCAGATGGTCAAGCGCCTTCGAGGTTGGGTTGATCGGCCTTAACGAATTGGCGGCGCACCGGGCACGCATTCTGGGCGGCGTGGAGGCGCTCAAGGGTGAACGCCAGACGCACACGATGCGGCTGGACAGCGAATCGCAGGCCCTCGGGGCGATGGAGGAGCTATCCCCCGGCATGGAGGGGCTGGCAGACCAGACGGTAGCGGAGCAACGAGTCGTCCTGGTAAGGCTGGTGGAGCGGGTAGACCTCGTGCAGGGCCAGCCGCCGGCAATCCACTGGCGCTAGTGTGCTTAACGTGGCCGCCATCCCGATCATGGCCCGACAAGTGACAAGGGGCCGCCAGGTGGAGGTCGAACCCAGCGGCCCCGAAAGGAGGAGGAACCCCCACGCGGCTCGCCAGACCGCACGGGCGGATATGGTCTACTGCCTCAAGGGCGTAGGCGTACTCGGCTCTTTGTCCATCAGGTCATATATAAAGGAAGGCCCAAACCCAACAATCGCGGCGGATAGTATGCGTCCTACAACGGGCCATGCTGTGAAGATCGGAAATGCGTTGGCCCCCGTGGCCCAACCCAGGGGCGCGCCCAGCACGACAGCGACGTACACAAGCCAGAACGGGTCCAGCCCGGCCTTCAGCCAGGCAGGCTTGATGGCTGCATCCATGATCTTGTAGAGCAGCCACGCGACGATCGCTAGAGTTGCCAATACTGCAAAGTCCATCTTGCCTCCCTCTCACCAGATCTTCAACAGCTTGCCAACGACGAACACCACCACCCCGACGCCCCCGGCCCCCATGCCCCCGGCCACCCCGCTCTGCACCGAGATGCGGGCCACGTCCAATCGTAGATCGTCGATCTTCTTCACCACATCGTTGTGCAACACGCAGGGCAGTTGGCGCAATTCCAGCGACGTGATCCGATGCGTGTTGATGGAAATCTGCCGCGAGTCCACCTCGTAGTGTTGGCAGAGATCGTCGATCTTTTCCGAGACGTTATCCAGTTTCTCACCTAAGACCGCGATCGTCACTCGCTCGTTGCTTGCTGGTTCGCCCATGTCGCTTCGCTCCTGCTGCTATGCCTGCATGAATGTTGCCAGTTTTACCCTCAGCGCTTCCACATCCCGCGCCAATTCCTCAGCCTGCTCGCGTGTCAGGCCCGGCTTGACCGGCGGTGGCGGTTCCGGCGGCGCAGTGACTCCCCCGGCGTTGATGTAGGCCGCCAACCGCCTGGATTCATTCTCCCCGATGTCGAATGTCGCCCAGTCCGGGGTAGGCGCTGAGGTGAAGATGAACGCCGCCACAACGATGTCATCTTTCGCCAGCTCCGCATCTCCCCATTTCAACTGCTCGAAATACTGCTCCCATGAGACCGGCGGATTCTGCGCCTTCCAGCCCTTGCCGACCAGTTGCGTCTCCCCCGGCTTGGTGGCTCCCCCGTCAACCCCGTACTCTCCCAGGAACACCGGGGGCATGCGCACATTGAGGCCCTTCAGCGTATTGGTCAGCATCCGGTGCTTCAACGTGAACCACTCGGCGTCGAGGCGCATGTCGCCCTTGCGATACTGGTGCAAACCCAGGTAATCTGTCGCCTGAAACAACGGCGCGAGCTCGCGGATGGTCGCCGGGTCCTCGGCTTGCGGCCAAGTGACGGGAAAGTTGCCCCCCACGCACTTATAACCCCGCGTCACCGAGCCGGCGTGCATGAGTTCGATCCACCGGGTTGTGAAGGTTACCAGACTGGCGCGTTCTGCGGGGCTACCGGACATCGGCTCATTTGGCCCCTCGATGGCATACACCTTGCCCCGCAGCTTGTTGTAGTACGGCAGCAGGTTGGTATAGTACAGAGCTGCCCCGCTGGCCCCCTGGTCGATGTAGCGATGCTCGATGCCGTCGCCGCCGACCCAGATGCGGGCCACGGTGCGCTTAGTGGGAAAAGCGTCCGGCTCATCACCGCTATAGAACATCTGCTTGACGTACAGCGCCGGCGTCGAATTGATCACCGCCCCCATCCACGGCGTCGTGGTCTGGAAGTGCCAACTGAGTTTACTGGGCATATCATCCTCCAGGTAGAGTTCCGGGTCGCAGCGCGTGCCGTTGACCCAGAGCATGAGATCCAGGTGGCTGGCTGTGCTATTGCCCGTCGTACCCACATAGCCGATCACCGTGCCCGCCTGTACCGCCACGCCATCCGTCGCTTTCAGCCGCGATAGGTGCGAGTATTGCGTGGTGAACGGAGTGCCCACGACTTTGGCATAGATCCCGAACGTCGGACTCTGCCCGGTGGCCACAATCCCCGCGTGACAGGCGACAACCGGCGTTCCGGTGATGGCTCCGAAATCAAGGCCCGTATGGCCGGCGGCAGTGTAGCCGTAGAGAAACGGGTTCTCGCGGAAGTGCTGCGAGATATGCCCCGCGCCATCCGCCAGAGGCCATCGCAATCTCATATCCCCCTCATCATCCTCGCCACCCACCACGCCCACGCCCAAACCCAGCACGCCGCCATGTCCCCCCACTCCCCCAGCGCACGCCACAAAGCCCAGGTCAGCGCGGCGGTCAGGGCCAACACGACGGTGTCGTTCACGGCACTGCCGGAAACCACCAGCCGTCTACAGCCAATCCCACGGCCATCAATCCCACGTCGTTGTCGGGCGCATCAATCGAGATCGCCTTGACCAGCGCGATCGCGTCCTCTATCGGTATCCCATCCTCGCATCGCCGGATCAGTATCAACTCGTGCCCGCGCATCGCGCCCTGTAGGGCCAGATAGGGCGGGTCGTTGGGCACGTACAGCCCGCCTGCGGATACGTCCGATGAGTAGCGCCCCGGCATGATCCGTCGAAAGCGGGTGTCCTTGGATGACCAGTCAATCGGCTCGCTGCCTTCGCCGAAATCCACCACACGCTGCTCGGCCAGCGGCTCGTATAGGGGAGCCGACCATGTGCCGGTGTTGACCAGCAGGATGATTCCGCTGCCCAAGAGGACCATCGGTGGCGCGGGAGGCGTGGGTGGTGGCACATAGACATCCACCTCAATGACGATCTGGCTGATGCTATGTTGTAGGATTGCGTTATGGTCCACCTCCATAACGATCTGGAATACCTGCCGCTGCCGGTCGACCTGGTTTACATCGGTCTCAACAGCCAGTTGGGTGAGATCGCGCTGGTCAGCCATCTCACCTCACTGTCGCCCCCGCCTGCATCGCGTTGACGGCTGGTATCGTCCACGGAGTACCAGGCGCTTGTCCAGGATCGGTCTCGATGATCTCGGTGATCGTCTTAGGTGACGTGTCCAGCCCCACATCCGCCCCCTGCGAGTCCACGCCGTTGGATCGTATCAGCCGGGCGATGTTGCCCGTGCCCACGGCGTCCAGTTTGGCGCGCATGATCACGTTGATGCAAGATATCGTGCCTATTGTAGGAACCAGTGCGGTCAGCGCATACACAGACTTCTTGTCCACCGTAGATTCGTAGACGTAATCGGCGTCGCTCGGCGGCACCTCATTGATGCAATCCCAGGCGGGGGGCGCTGAGGCGATCAGGTCGGTGTAGGTTCCTACCCCTTCAGAGACGATGCCATAGATCCCCCCGCGCCCGACCCAGGAGTTGTTGACGGCCCCGGCGACATCGTTGATGGCGATGTCGTCTATATACTGAGTTGGGTAATTGTACGTGCCGGTGGAGCTTCCTATCTTCAGGTAGTTCACTCCAGCATTCGCAGTTTGCTTGGTGTCCAGGACACCCGATAGGGTAAGTATCGTCGTGCCATCGAGCTTGATCGTGACCAGTCCATCTGTGTCATGTATTTTCAGGTACAACTCAAGGCATTGCCACTGGTTTAGGAGTAGTGGCGCTGACCCGGTGCCCAGCCACGTCCCGGCGTATCCCCCTCGATAGGCCATGATGGCGTACATGGCGTTGCTACAGATGCCGAATTGCGCAGCGCCCGCCGAGTCCAGCAATGTAAACAGGTCATAGGGATTATCAGTTCCATGTCCCGTCGTGTATATCCCCATGCGAATATACAGTTCCGTTTTGTTCGCAAACTGTTTCCAGGCGTATTGCATATAGGTCATGTAGAAAGAAGCGGCCCCCGTCCGCTTCTGCACCGTGCTTACTGTAAGGCCAGATACAAAATCCCATACAGGGGTACTCTCCGATTCCGCCCCGGTCATGAATATCCTGCCCATTCCAGCCTCCTAGACAAACTGTGCCGACAATATGCGGCCCGCTCCGAATCCCCAATTCTCTCCATCCACCTCAATGACGAACTGGAATAGCTGCCAGCCGAGAGGCCCGCTGTCCACTTCGGGCTCAACCACTTCTTGGCTGAGGCTACGTTGTAGGACTGGGTCATGGTCTGCCTCGATAACCAGTTGGGATAACCGCCGTTGCCCCTCGGTCCGGTTGACATCGCTCTCTATAACTTCCTGGGTTAGCTCTACTGCCCGTCTAGTGATCAGTGTACCGGAGACCGTCGCGACGCCCGCGCTGGCCCCGGCCAGTGCCCACAACATGCTCAGCGCCCCGGCCACCGTGGCTACACCATGTGACGCGCCAGCAAGATCAAGACCGGGAGGGGCCACGGCAGCCCAATAGCCTAGCCGAATGTTGGCCAGGGTGCTATCGGACTGCCCCAAACGCCCAGTAAAGGCCATTTAGCACGCTCAACTCACGCGGAACGCATCAAGCGCTATACGGGCAATGCCAGTGCCATAGATGCGCCCAAAGGTGATATAAGCAGGTGTGAACGTTTGTCCGGCCACGTTCGCCGCCTCAAAGAAAGTGCGAATACGACGATCCCCTATCGCTATGCTCCCGCGGTAGGTAGTTCCATCCTTCTTAAGCCAGAATGTGTGTGATCCCCCATTCTCGCAGTTGCTGCCGAGGGAAGTGGCAGCGGCCGTTTGCTGCCAGTTACTGATCACTCGCATGACATAGAGGGTACCCTGATCCCAACAGAGGCCCATGCCAGCGCCATTACTGTCGAGGATATTAACGCCCCACATCTGTCGGGAAGTACAAAAGCCGACGGTAAAATAGGCCATGATCGTGAAATCCCCAGCGGGGGTTGCCTGGTAGATATGCTGATCAGCTGATTGGCCTGTAGGAATATCGAGCAGCAAACAACCCGGAGCCTCAGCATTGCTCAACTTAAGCCACGCTGCGGTACCCAAGTTGTGCTTGCTCCATTTAGCGTCAAGTCCATTGTTCGGCCCAGATTGCCCTGACAGGTCTATAAACTCATCATCCTTGGCATTGGCGCTGGCAGGAGGGTGCCAGATATAAGGCTTTCCATCTCCCAAGGTAAACAGGGTGTCAGTCTGGAATTGGGCCAACGCCCCCGCCGTGAGCACGTGCGTCACCGTCGAGCCGTTGCTATGGGCCACTGCGGCTGTCCCCTCGACGCCGCGGGTTACCGTCCAGGTCAGCGTCCCGGCCCCGGCAGTGACCAGCATCAATTCGCTCTCGATCAGGATGCGGTACTGCGCCGCCGCGGGAAAGCCGGCGAACGAGGCTACGTCCACGCTGGTATCTACACCATCGGCGAGCTCGGAGGTGAGCGTCGTCTGTGGGGCATTGGAGAATTGTTCAACAGCCATCTCAGTCCTCCGTTACCACAAGAGTGCCAGGGGGAAAGTTAGGAGTGTCGCCGATCCCAACCGGCTTATCCACAGTCAACTCGCCCCAGTAGAGCAGGTTGTTCGCGCCGCCGATCGCTGAATCAAAGATACCGAAAGAGGTCACCGTGCCCCAGGGGGCCCCCGCGAGCGGGAAGGTGACAGCGATGTCATTGTGCTTGGGGCCTGCCGCGGCGTCATGCCAGGTCGTGTCATCGTTATCCACTTCGACGCGATCGTAGAGCGTCCCGCCAGCCTGCGTGACCTCTGTGCCGCCGCCAGGATCAGAAGGATCGACGGTATAGAGGGCGATATAGACATGGGCTGGCACAGCAAACGGGTGAGAGACGCCGCCCAGCACGTGGTCGAGAATCGCATTTTCCAGATAGTCCGACTTTGACCCGGCCATTCACAGCCTCCTATGCCGCCACAAAGATCACGGCCACGGTCCAATCCGCCCCCGCGGGCCCTATCCCGATCTGATCCATGCCCTGTTGCAGGTAATCGTCGCCGTCCATCGCCGTAATGTCCGGCACATCCGAGTCATCCAGATTCGTTCCTGCGGCGATCTGCGCCCGCTTGTTCTGATCGGTGAAGATCGTCACCCCGTTGAGGTGGATGTCAAAGATCGCTGCCTGCGTCCCTGGGGCTGTGTCCACCGCCGCGCGCACCTTTTCAATAGTCCAGTTCCCAGTCGGCGGGTAGATCCTCAGCGGCTTCTCGCCAACGGTCAGATCGTTCTCGCCCGAAAAGACGATCTCACGTCTCTCGACGCCGCCCGCGCCCCCGCCCTCCAGCGTCTCCAGGTGGGCCACGCGCCGGGCAATGGCTGAGATCTGGCCCATGATGCGATCCAGGATCTCGCTCATCTTCCCTTCTCAATACTTGACAAGCCTTTAGTTTGTGCTATACTGAAGCTATGAAGCTGATTGCCCAGGTAAAACTGTTGCCGACTGAAGAACAAGCCGATGCCCTCAAGCGCACGGTGGAACGCGCCAACGCCGCTTGTGACTACCTGTCTCAACGCGCCTGGGATACCCGCACCTTCGGCCAGTACAGCCTTCACAAATTGGCTTACTACGATACCCGACGTGAGTTCCCCGACCTCTCGGCACAGATCGTCGTGCGCTGCATCGCTCGTGTTGCCGACGCCTACAAGCTGGATCGCAAGACCCCACGCGCCTTCAGGCCCTATAGCGCTATCACTTATGACGACCGCATCCTGCGCTGGTATGTCGGCAAGTCGGCAGTCTCGATCTGGACGGTGGCCGGTCGCCAGCATATCCCCTTCGTCTGTGGCGAGCGGCAGCGCGTCCTCTTGCAGACCCGCCAGGGTGAGGCTGATCTGACATTTGTTCAGGGCAAGTGGTACTTGCTGGCCACCTGCAACATTGAGGAATCGCCGGAGGTTGAGCCGACCGGATTCCTCGGCGTTGATCTGGGCATTGTCAACATTGCCACGACCAGTGATGGCGAGAATCACGCGGGCAACCACCTCAATAGTCTGCGCCATCGCCACGCCCGCCTTCGTGCAAAGCTGCAAGGTAAGGGAACCCAAGCAGCGCGTCGTCTGCTCAAGAAGCGCAGACGCAAAGAACAGCGCATGGCTCACCACGTCAACCACGTAATCTCCAAGAAAATTGTTGAGAAAGCCAAAGACACCGGGCGCGGAATTGCCCTTGAGAACCTTACGGGCATACGAGACCGGATAACGGTTCGCAAGGCTCAGCGGAGACAACATTCTTCTTGGAGCTTCTACGACTTGCGCCAGAAGATCGAGTACAAGGCAAAGCTGGTTGGCATTCCCGTGATCCTGGTGGACCCCCGAAACACCAGTCGGACTTGTCCGATATGTGGTTGCATTGACAAACGAAATCGTCCTACTCAAAGCCTTTTCTCCTGCGTATCTTGCGGGTATTCCGCGCCTGCTGATACTGTCGCGGCGAGCAACATTGCTCACCGGGCCACCGTAAACTGGCCGCACTTCCCGGATACACGAACCGTCGTGTAGTGTCAGGGAAAAGCTCCCGGCTTTAGCCAGGGGTTGTTTACGTGCCGTACTCCGCCGGTGGGTCGGCCAGAATCACCTTGATCTGCTCGCCGTTACCATCCACGACGAAATCGAGCCCTACCACCTCCTGCACCGCGCTATAGGTCTTGAACTTGACTGTCACCAGGTCGCCCAGGAAGTAATGCAGGCCGTAGAGGCACGATGGCACTTGCAACACATCGAAGGTCAGCTGATAGGGCGATTGCCCGTCATCCAATGCTCGATCCCCAGTGAAGTTTAGGCCGTCAGTATCAGCATCCTGACGCTGGTCAATGAACAACTCCCGGCGATTGATTGGACTATCGGCGATGCGCGTCGGATCCGTCCGCCATACCGTTGTCCGGGCTACGCCATCTCCCTGGCCCCCGACCAACACGGCGTTGACCTCGTTCGTCCGCCTGCGCACCAGACGCGGGCGGCCCATGTTACCCCACTCTATGGCAAAGATGACCGTGGCTGATCGGTCCGCGCCCAACTGCCCCAGATACCACTGGAACTGGTATGTCGCGCCCCCGGTGCCCACCACGGCGAAGTCGCCCCCGCCGATGGCGGCGATCTCCTGGCACACGTCGAGCACGTAGCGATAGGCACGCGCGAGGCGCACCGGGTTGCCGGTTCCCCCAGAAGGCAGATCCACAATGAGTCCAGCGATCGCCCTGGCTCCCGCCGTCGCCCCACACTGCTCCTCGACGAAGTCCTTGATCACCGTCTCCGCCGGGCCATCCTTCGCTGCCTCTACCGAGCCAGAATAGGCGGCGATGATCCGTCGCCGCAATAGCTGGTTGTAGCCGGGGCCACTGGATATATAGGACTCTATCCCATCCGCATCGTAGGCATCCTCAGAATCGCAATGCAGGCCCTCGAATACCAGATACCGCGGGATACTCCGCGCTGTATCCACCCGCCAGAACTCTAGCTGACCATCCAACTCAAATAGCGGGATGCGCGTGTCATTTCCGGCAAGCTCCAGCGCATACGCGCCCGGAGCGTTCACGCGAGCATTGATCACCAGGTGCGGGAAAGACTCGAACACGGCTACTCGATCCCCCGCAGGATTCCTCAGCCACGCCTCCCAGAAGACAGTCATTCACACCCCCACGTAAAGCGCATAGAAAGCCACCGCGAAGGTCGTTGCTCCCGAGGTTCCGCCGCCTTCTACCCTGAAAGTGCTGCCTCCCGGCTCGAAACAGAACGTGGCAAGATCACTCGCCTCGGTGAGGTAGGGTAGGATATTGCCTGCTACCGAGGAGATGATCGTCTTGTGGCCTGGCCGCAAGTCGATGTTTATCCACTCCGCTCCGGCGATGTTATAGGCCGACAGATCAAGTATCTGGGACCCATGCACTACCTTCGGCGCTGACAGCGGCCCCACGATGTGGAACTGTGGGTAGGTAATCCATGAACCAGCATTGTTGATATTCTGGTTAACACCCACGTCAGTGTTGATGTAGGGATACGTCACCGGCATTGGATCATAGAAGAGCGGATCATGGGCGATACACTCCAGCACGCATACTTGCTGCGAGAGGTTATGCTCCAGGGAACGCGGCAGGCTCAATCCGCCGCTGTATCTCACGACAATCTCGCGCTCATCTCCGTTGGGCATAGTTACTGTCAGATAGACCCCATCCTCCAGCACGCTGACCACGCGGATCAGATCATCGCGGGCAGTCCAAAGATCGGCCTCGGTATCGTATACTAGCTGAAAGTTGAACATGAGATGCCGCGGTTTGAGACGGCTCCCCAGGTACGCCTCGCCCTCCTGCTGAGCATAGTCCTCAGTGAAATGCTTTACATCGGGCATTCCCAACCCCTCCACGCTGCGCAACCGTACATTAGGCAGGATCAGGTCGATGTGATCTCCTGTGCCAACTCCTGTAAGCGTATAGGTTTCTGGCATCAAACCTCCAGTATCTGAAGCATCCGCACGGTATGATACAGGTCGCTCTCGGATTCCTTCTCAGCGTACTGAGCTGTCAGGAAGTAGTTTGTCACCGGCCCGCCCGCCTGGCCCCCATTCCCGTTGACCCCCACCGTCACCCGCTCCCCCAGGGGCATCCCGGCAAGTGTCGGCTGGCCCGGCATGGTTGGCATGAGCGCCCCCATGCGCATCATCGGCTGGCTGGCCATGTCGCCCCACAACCCGTTCATCTCTCGCAGGGCGTCGTTGATGCCGATGATGCCGAGCTCGAGGGGTGTGGGGCTGCCGGTTTGGAGCCAAGAGGGCAGGGTGATAGAGCCGATGAGATCCTTGAGCTTCTGTAGTTTGTCCAGGAACCACTCCAGCGTGCCCTTGATGCCGTCTATGGCGGTCTTGAGGCCCAGGAAGACGGTATCGGACAGCCATTGGATCTTGGGCCCCAGGAAGTCTACGATGAAGTCTTTCACGTCCTTGAAGATCGGCAACACCTTATCGGTGATGAAGTCGCTAACTACCTTCATCGCCGGTTTCAGGGTGTTCTCCCAAAAATCAGACAGCGCAGAGGATGCCGTTTTCGTGGCCTCGATGCCGTCCGTCGTCAACGCCTTGAGGATCGGGATCACGTTATCCTGGATGAACTTCCACACCGTCTCCAGCGCTGGCTTGAGGGTGTTCTCCCAATACCCGGCGAGGGCTTGTAGGGCAAGATTCAGCAGGGCGATGTCGATATCCACCAGCGTGGTGAAGATCGGGATGATGTACTGATCGAGGAAGTCCCATACAGCGGTGATCGCCGGGAGCAGGGTATTCTCCCAGACGCCGCTCAGCGTCTTGGTGGCCGCGGGAATGGTCGTCTGCAGCCAGTCGCGCACCGTGGTGAAGATGCTGACCACATTGGTGGATAGGAAATCCCACACGGAACGCAGGGCCGGGAGCAGGGTATTCGACCAGAAGTTGGAAGTGGCTGCGGTCGCCGCCGGGATGTTGGTCCCAAGCCAGCCAGCGACAGTCTGGAAGATAGGAATGAGCGTGCCGGTGATGAATCCAGATACCGCCTGGAAGGCCGGCACCAGCGTGCCCGTCCAGAACCCGCTTACCGCCGTGATCGCCGCGGGGATGTTGACTTCCAGCCAGGCCCTCAGCGCCTCGAAGATCGGCTGAGCGGTGTTCGTCCAGAACTCGGTCAGCGTGGTGCGTATCCCGCCCCAGTCGTTGATCCAGGCAGCAGTCAGCAGGGCCACCGCTGCGCCGATGGCTACCACCAGGGCGATCAAGGGCAGGTTGGCTATCGCGGTTGCCGCCGCTGCCGTAGCCCAGGCCCAGAAGGCGGGAACAAGGACCGTCAAGAGCACCGCCGCCAGCCCGGCCAGGATCGGCGTGGCATTAGCAGAGATGAAGGCGAACGCCTCCTGAAAGGCGGGGATGAGACCCTGTACGGTGGCGATGACCGTGGTGATGGTCTCCGCGATCCACGGAGGAAATAGCTCATCCCACGGCGCATCCCAATCGCCAGCGATCATGGTCTCGATGGCCAGGATCACATTGTCTATAAAGGGGACAACATCCTTTTCGATGATCCCCGCCAGTGTTTCCAGGGCCGGCCCCGCCTTGTCCAGGATCTTTCCAGCGATGTCCATCAGGGCCGTGCCGATGGGAGCCAGGGCCACGGTGGCGACGTTCTTCAGTTTGGCCCACTTTTCAGGCCAGTCCTCAGTGGCGTCCGCAGTGTTCTGAATGGCCCCCTCTGCCCCTTGGAGGGCCTCTACCATATCATCCAGCGAGAACTTCCCAGAGCGGATAGCGTCCACCATCGCCGGCGCAGCCCGCGCCCCGAAGAGCGCCATGCCCTCACTGAGCGCAGCCGTGTCGGTCTTGGCGTTCTTGATGCTGTCAATGGCTCCCATGAACCCGGTCTTAATGTCCACGCCCGACTTGGCGAACTTGCCCGCGGCCAGCTTCATCCCGGCCATGACCTGGCCCGACTCGATGCCGGCCTTCTCGAAGTTGGCCATCAGGGCAATGGATTCGTCCATACCGAAACCCATGGCCCTGAGCGCCGGGCCGTATTGTTGGACGCTTCCGGTCAGCTGTTCCAGGCTGATGCCAGACTTCTGCGTCGCCACGAAGAGTTTATCCAGCGTCGCCGCGCCGTCCTCGTTGGAGATACCCCAGGAACCCATCATCTTGGCCAGCGTCGCGGCGTTCTGAGTCGCGTCGCCGCCCATGAGTTTGGCGGAAAGCGTCAGGCCCTTGGCCATGTCCTGAAGCGGCTGGCCTGTGGCCCCCAACCGTGAGTTGAGCTCGGTGATTGCCCCAGAGACGGTCTCGGCGTCCACCGGAACAGTCTTGAAAACGGCCTTGAAATCATCTTGTAGCCCCGCCAGCACCTCGCCCGTGGCCCCCGTCCCTACGGCGATCTTGTCGTAGGCGTCATCCAACTGCATCCCCGCATTGAACGCCGCGACGCCAATCCCGGCCACCGCAGCCGCAGCCGCAACCGCGCCGCCGATCACCACGGCCTTGCCGATGTCGGCGACCTTGTTGCCGATAGACGCCAGCGTCCCGCCGAGGCTACTCTCAACCTTTTTTCGCGCCTGTTCCAGGTCGCCGTCCAGCTTGTCCAGCGTCGCCCGGATCGGTATCTGTGCTTTTCCGAGTTCCTCGCCGCCGTCTGTCACTGTTCTCCTTCATCGCCTCGAACTCGCGCTTCTTGCGATCCAACTCCTCTGGCGTGACCTCGCCCTTTACGGGCCGGATGAACCGCCTGAGAGGGGGCAGCCGTTTGACGCGCCCCAACGCGGCCATGTGCCAGGCCAGCCAGGCGTTGGCCTCGCGCTGCTGATCTCGCCGCCAGGCGTCGTTCTGGAAGACCAGATCCAGCTCGCGCGGGGTCAGGTCCCAGAATTGCCCCACGGTCAGGCCGGTCCGTAGGGCATCGCTTAGGAGCTTCCGCCAGTCCCACGCAGTGCCGGGGGGTTGTCATCGGCCTTGCTCCCGTCGTAGTTGTAGGCCATGGAGATGGCCTCAAAGACGGCTTTCGTCGCTGGGAGGAAGCCCATGCTCTCGATGATCGCCCAGGCATCGGCAATGGTATAAGGCCGCGTGCCGGGATGGGCATCGCGCCTGGCAGCCTCCAGGCCGGTCAGCGTCAAACGCGCCAGGTCGGCCAGCGGTAGCCCGTCAGCCTGCATGGACTGCCCGATTTTCTGAATGGTCTTACCGAGTTGCGTCTCCGCGTCGGCCAGCGCCCGGACAGTGAAGAGAATGGGGCGCTCTTCATCGCCGAGCCTCAGAATCGCTTCCCCGCGCGCGCCCGCGCTCACGTTCCGCACGGCGTCCACTCGCCGTCGATGGTCAGGGAAATCGAGCAAGTGGATACGTCGTTATCCGGCGCATCCATGCTGATCGAGGTCACCAGCGCCGTGGCCTGTTCCACGTCAACGCCTTCCTCCTGGCGCACGACCAGGATGAAGGTGCCGTTGCGGTTGGCCGCCACCAGCGCCTGATAGGTGGCCTCGCTGGGCACGTAGAGGCCATCCATCGAGATGGTCGAGCCATAACGCCCGGCCAGCACGCGCTTGGAGCGGCTGTCCTTCGAGCTCGCGTCGATCTCGTCGGTGGTCTCGTCGAAGGTCGCCCCGCGCTGCCCGGTCGCGGCCTGCCAGGAAGGGGAGAGCGGGGGACCAACGTTCACGAATAAAAGTATGTCAACGCCATTTATTGCCACTTCTGTTCTCCTCTTTACACTACTATGCGGTTAAGACTCCATCATAATGAGCTTTACCGTCACGATTCGCCCGTAGGCGTCCTGCTCGTTGCTCGCAATCGGCCCCGAGCATTCCGCCACCAACGTTCCGTAGCCTGCCACGACCAGCTTGTGCCGATGCAACAGCCCCCTCACCCGCTCCGCGATCTGCTCCACCGGCATCGCATCGCCGTCCGCCGCCGTATAACAGCGCACATCGCGCCAGATGCGCCGGCCCCTGTCTAACTTGGTGTCGAAGGACGTGTCAGTCACGTCGCCACTGCTCACCAGGTAGGGCAGCACCGCGTCGCCCGGCACCGGGTCAATGGTGAAGATCGCCGGCGCGCCCTCGTAAGAGGCCAGCATTCCCACCAGCGTCGGGTCACTGGACAGCCGGTCGTTCATCCCCTGAGTCAGTGCGTTCAACGAATCCGATCCTTCCCCTTAAGCAGGAAACGCCCCGTCATATGTGCGGTTCCGGCGCTATTTGCGCCGCTGTTACTCGCACAAAGCGGGGCGTTCCAATGGACTGCCCAATTACGTTGTTAAGGCCGGTTCAGCTTCCTCAATTCAGCCGTCCGCGGCTGTATGTCTAGCATCCGCTCGATGGCGTCCAGGGCCATGAGAAGCGCCTGCCGAATCGCCATCCAGAACTCGCGGTCAGGCATTTGCCCAGTCATCTATTGACCCTCAGTACCAGTTATGCTATAATGGTCCTTGGAGAGTAAGGCGCGATTTAACGCGCGTCCGGGGGGGCTTATCAACCTCCCTAGGCAGGTCGTCCAATGGGTAGGACGCCGTGAAAAAGCTGATACCTGAAGTAACGGATATGCAGGTTCAAATCCTGTCCTGCGCCTCTCCTTATTTGTTCGCCTCAGTGCGTTCATCCCTTCCCCACAAACAAGCGCATGATTTCGGCGGCGTTGCCGAACACCGCCGGGCGCAGGAAGGGGTGCGCCGGGCGTGCAGGGATGCGCCGCCGCACAGTATGCCCGCTGACCGTGGTCGCTCCGCGCTCATAGCCACTCGTGCCCAACTCGACAAACCAGGCCCAGAACACCTTCGCTTTCGCGCCGACGATGCACTCAATGGTCTCCCCATGCGCCTCGACCTTGTAGATGATGCTGCCCTTCAGGACACCCCGGCCGGGCGGCGCATTGGCCGAGGCCCGCTCCGCGCAGAACTGCCCGACGCGATCCATGCCGTCAAGGACCTTGGCAGAGATCCCGCGCTTGAACTTGTCCGCGTTCCAAGTGATCTTGACGCCGCTCACGACCCGACCTCCTTCGTGGGCTTCTGGATCTCCAGGCAGTCAATCTCCAAATGGTGATCCGCCCTGCTCGGCTCGCGCACGCCCTGCACTCGTACCGTCACCTCATCGCCCTCCACGGTGTCCTCGCGTTGGATGTCCGTCCCGGCCACAACGTACAGCACATGGCTGATCGCCCGCTCTAACTGGTCGGCCACATCGCGCTCGGAGCCGCCCGCCGGGCGCAATCGCCCGCGTATGGTGCCCAAGGGAGAGTAGGCGATTGCCCAACCTCCCTGGCCGTTGGGGAGGCGCACAGGACGCGACACGAGAAAGTCATTGTTCAAGAGGCTGGTAAAGATGCTCACAGTCTGTACCTGTCCAGTCGCTCTTTCTCGCTCTTGAGTAGCAGCGGCGCGGCACTCGCACCGAGCACGCCTTCCCCTGCCCCCTCGCCGCCGAAGGATACGCTGTAATCGCCCAAACTCAGGGCGGTGACCCCCGGAATGGCACTCATCTCCTCGGCCCGCAGGCCCGCCTGGTAGGCCCGGCTCGCGGCGCGGGTGGCGATGGAGATGATGTCGTCCGGGAGGACCGCGTAGCCATGATCGTAGGTGATGGCGATGATTTGGATGCCCACGGTCCAATAGGCCCCGATGCGATATAGGATGCCGTGCTCGCCGAGTTTGTAATCATCATCCACCAGCAGCAGGTCGCCGTCCTCGACCACGGAGATGACCGCAGTTACCGGGAGTTCGGGCAGCAGAATGCGCGGGCCCCCGATGCAGTCCAGGGTGATCGTCTCCCCCACGGCCTCGAGCACCTGGTGGCAATAGTTCTGTATCGCCGCCGTAGCCTCGACGATGGCCCTATTGGCCGCGTCCGTCTTCGCCGCCGGAACCGCGATCTGTAGGAAGTGCTCGATGTCGGCCACTGTGCAAAAGACCATCAAGCCCCCTTGTTCGGCGCTGGCTTGCGCATCTTGTTCGGCGGAGGCTCCGCCTGTTTCGGCGGCGCGGGGATCAGCCCCAAGCGCACGGCCTCATCCTCGTGCATCTGTTGCCAGACCCCCGAGGCGGTCTGAATGCGGATCATCTTCCCTGTCCGCAACTCCATCGGGATGTCGCTCAGGATCATCGTCTCCACATAGCCCTCCGTCGTTTTCATTTCGCCAAACTCCGTTCTCGCATCCGCGCAAACCGCTCCAGGGTTTTTTGCTCCTGTCCTTCAGGACAACTCACGAACACGCTCGGCCCGATCTGCACCCGCACCATCACCTGCTGGTGGCTCATGGCCCTGGATCTGGCCGTGCGGGCGTCCTGCTCGGCGCGCTTCTGCAGGTCGGCGAGCCAGGATCTGGGCAGGGCGCAGAACAGCGGCTTGACCAGGTAGAGCGCCCGCAGGAAGGATAGGCGTTCGTCGCTTCCGGATCCGTTGCCCTCGCCGCACTCGGCGCGCCAGGTCTCCAGGAAGCGCAGTCCGTCGGGGCTCTTGCGCACAAACAGCAACTCGTGCGCGTACAGCAGCACCCGCAGGTCGCGGATGACGGCTTCCGTCCGTTTCTGGTCCGAGGGCGTGCCCTGGTCTTTGGCCAGCACCCCGTAGCGCCATAGAGGCGCGGCCACGTCCCAACGTTCCAGGAAGTGCATGCCGGCGGGGATCAGGTCCCAGGGGATGATGGTGCCCGGCGCGGCAAATAGAGTGCGCTGGAAGGGCAGATCCCATGAGTCGGTGACGGTCAGGGTCAGGCCGGCCTTCTTGGCGCGAAGGGTTGCGGTCCCGTCAGAGGCCCGCAATACCAGGCCGACGCCTGATTGCCCTGCCCCGTATCCCATATGGCCGTCGGTCATTTGCATACCTGCATCAGGGCAACAATGGATGTCTTTTGCCGACTCAAGGCCGGCTTCCACAGAAATCGCCATTTCCTCTCCGTGTAGAACCCGTAAGCCCGCCCATACTCCGTGTCGGGGTCGAATATCTCCAGTGTGTCCAAGCTGAAGAACCACCGGTGCGTCGGGTCCCGATACGAGCTGTCGCTCTGCCACCAAGGGACCCGCAAGTCCAACGTTCCCTCGGGCCGTAACAGCCTCCAGCACTCATCCATAGACTCGATCAGCGTTATCTGTAAATGCTCCAGCACCGCCTGGGCGACTATGAGGTCAAACGATTCATCCGCCCAGGGCCAGGGCAGGACATTGAGATCATGCACCACATCGATCTCTGGCCGGTGCCTCCGAATATCGTGATTGACAGCGCCCGGCAGGATCACGTTTCCACAGCCCAGGTTCAGAGTATCCGGCATTGGCGATACTCCTCTGGCGGCTCCAATGTGACCAGGTCCACCGGCTCGATCATGAGGCGCGTCCAGTTCTTCCCCGGCACCCGTATTGAATCTGGGCAGTAGTGCCAGGTGTAAACTCCCTTCAGGTATCCGACCTTCCCACCGATAGCATGAACATATTTTGCCTGCGTCTTGTTTGGCGACTTGCGGGATTTGCGATCGGTGAATAATTGCGCCGTTTTCTCGAGCAGTGCCCGACGCATCGCCAGAAAGTGACCGCTTACGTAAGCCGAGTAGACTACCTCGCCATCGTCGGAGTAGGGATGCCGCGAGCCAGTCTTGTTATCGCCAGGGTTATTCAACCCGAGCATCATCAGCCTCGGGCGCGTCGCCATCGCCTCAAGTAGCTGCTGCAACCAGTCTGGATCGAGATGCGGGCAGAGTGCATCATCGTCCGTATAGATCACTGGGTCGGACTTGGATACCTTGGCCACGTCGATCAGGTTCTGGTGCATACCACCCCGCTTTTCGCGCCTGTGAAGACTCAACCCCAACGATTTGACGTAATCAGCGGTGCCATCTGTGCTCGCATCGTCTATGATGCTCAGGCGATAGGGCGTCGTTGTGCGCTCCTGGATACACTCGATGGTGCGCCGGAGCATCTCCAGCCGGTTGTGTGTGCCGATCACAATGTCAATGACCACGCCGGGCCGTCCTTGCAATCATTGCCGCCAATGGCTCCAGCGTATCCGCATTGATCAGTGTCACATCCCGCGACCTCAAATCGTGGCCAGTGCGCCCCGATCGCAAGCCAATGTGTTGGCAGTACACGCCGGTCAGGTATGCCACCCAATACCCCCTTGACCATACTGCCCGGCTCCATGCCCGATCTATCCCGTAAGCGTTTGCCTGCATCACAATCTTTTCCATCATACCGCCGACAGACGGAATGACGATGCTGCGCATGAGATCCCTCCGGATGAACGCCAAGTGCGACCCCACGCGATCGCACAGGGTCACCGGCCCCTCCTGGCGGATCACCTTGATGGGAGCGGTCGGGAGATGCAAGGCCAATAATCCGAGTTTGTGATAACGCGCCATCGCTGCCAGGCCCCTACTCAGCCAGTCCGGGCTGAGTTTCGGGCACAGGATGTCATCATCGCTATAGACTAAGATGTCCGATTGCGCCATACGCGAGACGGCGCTCCAGT